GAAAAACACAACGGGGGGACAAATGGGGGGACAAATGGGGGGACACGAAACATTAAAAAACGGGTGTATTAACATATATAAACAGCTGTTATATATAGCAAAAAACAAACTTAAACAACGTTTAAAGGGGTAAATAATACGCCTAAAATTAACAAAACACCATATTAATAAGCGTTTAAATAGTTTATTGGCAGGTATTTGCGTTATAATATCCGGTAAAATAGGGGTGTTTGCGTGTGTGTGTGCTTATTTCAGCACCATTTTGATCTGTGCGCGCAGCGAGTTGATTGTTTCCTCTTTGGCATCAAGCAGCCGTTCACGAAGGTCGCACTGTTGGCATGGGCCAGGTGGTATTTTTGCCTTATATACTTCCTCGGTGTCATTAACAACCGGCATGTATACTTTATCATTTATGATCATATTGCCCTGTCCAAGAGTCAGCCAAATAGGTGAAAGATCAGGATATGTGGTCAATATTTTAACTATTTTATCCCCTCCAAGCTCCGATTTTGCAGCTGATCCTTTAAAATTGGATGGCGAGATGCCCGTTTGTAGATAAAATTTTTCTCTATAAATGCTCTTATAATCAACGTATTGTAAAACACGCTCTTTAATTGGGGAAAATATTTTATCGTCAGGCCTTGACATGGTTAATATTTTGACTATTTTTGCACAATACACGAACAAAAGTAATACAAAATGCGAACAGTTGTCAAGTACCCCGCTAACCGCGAAGTAAAGAAAAAGTTGAAACACGGTGATACGAAGGTTTTGGCTAACAGAACCGGCTATAAAAAAAGTACGATTGGAGTCATCTTAAATGGCCACAGGCGGATGCCGGACATGATTGCAACTGAGATTATAAAATTGATAGAGGAGCGTAGCGCCCTCGCCCAAAAAATGAATCAGTTAGTTCAAGAAAAACCCCAATCATGAAGACCGCGCCGACAGGGAGGAGTTTCGCCGCGTACAGTGTGGATAAGCGGCACAAATTTAACCACGGGGGTGAGGCCTCCCGCGGTTATCTGAGTGGTTTTTTTTATCAATAAGATATCACTAGTGGAGCTATACGATAACATAAGGTGTGTGTCTGTGCCGGAACTATCTGCCGGCGAAATGCCTGTTATTGGTTACGATGCACTTAAGAAATACATCAACAGAAGCCCTCATATCAGGGTGCGCCGCGGGTCACCGGCTGGCCCGGCCCTGTTATCATGGAGTCTGCTGCGTGACGACATAAAAGCCCGCTATATAGATAAGTATGGCGAGCCAGACAAGGCCCTGCGGCGCAACCTACTGCGCGACCTATTTACACCCGACGCAAAGGCCTCCACCTATTTTGCCGCCTACGAGCTTGAAGATGGCCGCAGGCTTCCGGCAAAGGTGCAGGTTGAATACACCACCAACGCGGCCCTGCTCAACGCAATATCGGGTATGGTGGGCAAGGTGAAAGGACGCGCAAAAAGCCTTGGCAGCAACGCCCGCAATGTGTGGGAAATGGCAGCGCATGCAATTAACGAGCTTGATAAAGACGAGTTCCCACACTCGCTTCCGGGAAACCCCGTGCGCCTGCGAGAGAAGCTGAAGGCATATATGTCGCACGGCTACGACAGCCTGATACATAAAGGCTATTGCAACACAAACAGCCGCAAGGTTAATGATCAGATGGAGCGCCTATTGCTTTCAATATATTGCATGAAAAACCTGCCTTTCATTGACTGGGTGCATGATTATTACCTCCGTTTTGTATCGGGACAGCTTGAGGTTGTGGACTCCGAAACAGGCCAACTGTTTGACAGGGCCGATTTTTTTGATAATACAAAGGACACCTTTATAAGTATCAGTCGCGCAACGGTTTGGAACGTGGTGAACAACCCGGCAAACAAGGTGATCATTGACCGGCTGCGCAATAACCGCATTGACCACGTTACGCGGGCAACGCCCTTTAACCACCGCCGGCTGCCTCAGTACAGTTTGTCAAAAATCACGATGGATGACCGCACCTTTAGCCGCAAAACTATTGACGGCAAGTGGTATAATTCATATGTGGCTTTTGACGTGCTTTCGGGCGCTATCCTGGGTAGTACTCAAAGCGTTGAAAAACCAAGCGTTGGCATGGTGTGGGAGTGCTTCCGTGATATGTATCGCAATTTGGAGGCAAATAACCTCATGTGGCCCGCCGAGGTGGAGGTCGAAAACCACCTTATGAAAGACATTGAGGAGGAGCTGCGCGCCATGTTTGCATATGTAACCTTCACGGCCCCGGGCTTGTCGCGCTCAAAACGTGCCGAGCACCTGATACGCGGCAAAAAATACGGCGACGAAAAGCGTCACCAGGTGGGCATCGGGCGCTGGAACGGCAAGGGGGCCTACAAAACTAAGAGCGAGGGCAAAGATGAGGACTACAAGCAGCCCCGCCTGAGCATTGAACGGCTCGACGCCGAAGAGCGCGAAAGCATCAGCCGCTACAACCACAGCCTGCACCCAAATCAGAAAATGTTCCCGGGCAAAACCCGCTGGCAGGTGCTAGTCGAAAACATAAACCCCGACCTGGGACGCCCGCAGCGCTACAAGCTAACCCGCTACCTCGGGCTAAGCACACAAACAAGCCTTAGAAACAACGATTTTGTTACGGTGCAATATGAAAAGTATGCAATTGACAGCTATTCGGTGCTTACACACCTGAAGGCAAATAACTACTCGGTACAGGCTTATTATGTGCCCGGAGCTGACGGCATAATCAACGAGGTTTATTTATACCAGGGCGACACCTTCCTGAGCCGTGCGGCCCGCGTTGAAGGATATAACGAGGCAAAGGCCGAGCGCACTCCGGCAGACGAGGCGGTAAGGCAGTCACAGGCGGTGAGGCAGGCGCGATTCTTTAAAATGGAGCGCGAGGGCATCGAGGGCAAGATATTGCGAAACATCGAAATCATTGAAAGCTCGAAGATGGCCAGCGCTATTGAGGCCGCCGTTGAAATAGCCGAAACAACACGGGCAACCGACAACACCCTTGACGAACTGATGACAATGTATGGCGCTGAGTATTACAAAAACAAGGCCTTAAACGATATTTAAAACACCTTAAAACACCACAAAAATGAATGATCAATTACAAAAAAGGGTAGTAGGGGCCCTGGCCGAAAGGCGCAAAAACTGGGGAGGCTCGGACGCCAAGTTTGCCAACTCATTAGGCATAAACCCGGCAGCATACAGCCGTATAAAGAACGGCGACACAACAAACGTGTTATCAGACGCAAACTGGATCAGCCTTGCCCGCCGCCTGGGCGTGCAGCTGGACAACGAGCGCGAGTGGAAGGTTGCCGTAACCGGCGCCTTTCAGTTCATTATGGGTCAGCTTGAATTTTGCAAAATCAATGCGGCCAGCCGCCTGCTTTGCGACGCACCCGACATCGGCAAAACCTTCACCGCACGTCACTATGCAGCAACACACAAAAACACCGCCTATGTTGACTGCTCGCAGGTAAAAAGCAAGCAAAAGCTTGTGCGCCACATTGCGCAATCATTTGGTGTGGGCCACACGGGGCGTTATGGTGATGTGTACGCAGACTTGGTGTTTTATCTGCGTGCACTCCCGCAGCCCCTTATCATTTTGGACGAGGCAGGCGATTTGGATTATAGCGCTTTTTTGGAGCTAAAAGCGCTATGGAACGCAACCGAGGGTGCCTGCGGATGGTATATGATGGGTGCAGACGGTCTAAGGGAGAAGATCAGGCGCTCAATTGAGCACAAAAAAGTGGGCTATACCGAGCTGTTTAGCCGCTATGGAAGCCGCTATCAACGAGTAAGCCCCGACACCGAGGCCGAGCTCAAGCATTTTCGTATGGCACACGCTGCGCAGGTTATACAGGCCAACGCCCCCGGAACTACAGACATACAAAAACTAATCATCCGCAGCGACTATAGCCTGCGCAGGATTTATCATGAGCTAAGGAAGGAAGCATGAAACAACGCGCCATACCAATAAGCCAGCTAAGTAAGCAAAGGTTCAGAGGCCTCGAGTTTGAGGGCCCCTGGGCTGATGCTTTGGGGCAGCCTGAAATCACAGGCGCATGGCTCATTTGGGGCAACAGCGGCAACGGCAAAACACGCTTTGCACTGCAGCTTGCAAAATACATGTGTCGTTTTGGCCGTGTGGCATACAACAGCCTCGAGGAGGGCGCATCGCTGAGCTTTCAACGCGCAGTTGACGCAGTTGATTTTACACCCGTGAGCAGGCGTATGATAGTCCTTGACAAGGAGCCGGTGCACGAACTGATTGCGCGACTGAAAAGGCAGAAAAGCCCCGACATTATCATTATAGACAGTGTGCAATACACAGGACTAAAGTATCAGGACTACATCAGCCTGCGCGACACATTCAGACGAAAACTATTTATCCTGGTGAGCCATGCCGACGGCAAACTTCCCGAAGGTCGTGTTGCTAAAAGCATCCGCTACGACGCGATGGTAAAAGTTTGGGTTGAGGGCTACGTGGCTTATCCCGTGAGCCGCTATGGAGGCGGACAACCTTATGTGATTTGGGAAGAGGGATCACAACAATTTTATCAAAATACCGAACAGCAATGAAACACACAATTAAAGAACAACGCGAAATGCGGCAGGCCGAGCTTGCACACCAGGTGTGCAGGCTGCTTGAATTTGACCGCCGCCGCCACAGCGCACTCATGTTTGAACAGGCCTGCGCATATATGGAAAATCTTGCCGTATCGGGCGAGGTGGCGCAGGAGTTTTTGAGTGAACCGACGTTCTGGAGCTGGTGGAAGCAACAGTGGGCAATTATTGATGAGGCATTTATTATGCAGGCGCGGCAAAGCCCCATGGCGGCTGACATCATGCGCAGCTGGTATGAATCGATGCACCGCGAAATTGACACCTATCCGGATGCCATCATTTGGCAAATAATTCACTGTTCGTATGAAAAAATGGCTTCGGGCCTGATCACAAAAAAAGTTAGGGCACATGGTTGAAAATTCACGATTGCGGAGCGATTTGAATAAAAATATCGAGCAGTTAAACAAAGAAATTGATGCAGTTGAGGCCGACAAAGGACTCAACATTGAAACCCGCAACAGGCGGGTGAGCCTGCTGCAGCACAAATTATTATGCCGGCAAACACGCCTCGATTTGCTGGACGGTAAGGTAATTCGCGAGGCGTTTTTTTATCCAAACACCTTTTAACCCCATGTACAAAGAATTTTTTCAGCAGGTGGCCCAAATGCGCCATCTTCAAAAATTAAGGGAAACGGGCGTCGAAACCTGTTTTTATGAAACAAAGCCTGTGTCGCAGATATGCGTTGAACACGAAAGGCGTGTTGATATGATGATTGGCGACATTGAGCGCGGGCAGCTCATGGTTGACCGCGAAGTGGCGGCTGCAATTACAAAGGAGGCGCAGTAATGAAACAGACAATAACTCCATCGCTTGTTTCGCGCTGCGGCCTCGGTACACCGACGGTTACAATACATGCCCGCGGAATTGTATTTAACAAGAGCGCAACGGCACTACTTGCGCTACATGAGGGCTCGCGCTATGTGTTTGAGCTAGACCAAAACGAAATCTACTACATTGACCGCGCCGGTGATAAAACCGACTGTTTTCAGGTAAACACGGTGCGCAAAACACGGGTTGCCGAAACCAGGAACACGGGCATATTGCCTTACCTGTTTGAAAAGCGCGACAGCGTAACGCTCGAGATTCTTGAGTTTAGCGAGGGCCGCCGCCTGCTGCGCGAAATGCCTGAGACGTTAAAAACCATTGGAACCGCTAATGGGTTTGACGTGCCCGTTGTAAAACGCGGCCGAAAGCCGAAAAATTAATCATTAACCCTAATTTTTTAAATATGTCAGAAACGATTGACTTATCAAAATTGAGCGCGGCCGAACTGCGCGCCCTGCTCGCCCAGCGCGAGGCGGAAGAAAGGCTGGCGCGCATTGAAGAGCGCGCTGCATACGAAAAGAAACGTGATAACCTGGTGCAGTCACTTGTTGCACGTGCTATGGTGCTTCAGCACCAGATGCAGCAGTTTAAGAACTACTGCATGGAGCAGCTCGACGAGTTCAGAGAAACAGCACACCGTTATGGCGACATCCGTAGCAACTCAAAGGGCGGTTTTAGTCTGCGGCACAGCAAAACCGGCGAGCTCGTGAGCCTCGACAGGAATTCGATACCTGAATACGATGAGCGCGCCGCACTGGCCGAGCAGTTGCTTAAGGAGTTCCTTGAGGATAAGGTAAAGAAAAAAGACTTGCAAACCTACCGCACCATTGCCGCGCTGATGGAGCGCAACAGACAGGGCGATTTCACGCCCTCGCGTATTGCCGCATTGCTCAAGGTGCGCGATAATTACGATGATGAGCGCTGGCAAAAAGCAATGCAGATGTTTGTGGAGTCGTTTGGAAACCGCGAAATATCCTACTCTGTGAGCTTTGCCCGCAAGGATTCGATGAGCAAGGATAAAAGCATACTATTGAATTTTGCGAGCCTTCCGGTGGTAGTTGATGTCGAGGATCAGGGAAGAATGGAGGAAAAATGATCAGCCCAGATATTTTCATGCTTAGTTCTTTGCCTGTCTATCAAGATATTTTGTTAGTAGATTCTCCTTCTGTAGAGTTTTATCCGGCAAAACATCCTTACATGACTCCCGCCGCACAACGCAGGGCAGCGCGCAAAAGGCGAAACATACTAAAACGTAAAAGCAAGAGGTAATGATAAAACTATTCATCACCGCCTACTTTCAGGTTGCCCTCATAACGGCCAACACCTGGTTCATCAGCCGCGAGGCATGGGCCGGTGTGGCCGTGTGCGGCTTTGGCATCAGCTATCTGTGGAGCATGAACGTGCGCCGCATCAGCATCAGCTCCGGGCGTGAGCGTATTGTGTATTCTACGGGCGCTATGCTTGGAGGCATTAGCGGCTTGCTGGTAGGCAAATTAATTAAAATGCTATGAAATACAATGCAAGTAAAAACACCGCCTGGATGCAGCGGCTGCAGCGGCTCGATAAGATTGTTTGCAAGGAGCTCGTGTTAAGTGATGACTTTTTGGCGCAACACGGCCGATCGCGCAAGCGCGAAAACGTGCTTCGCGTGCAGGTGGCAACTCAAATTGCCCGGGCATATGGCACCAAACTAAGAAGGCTCAGCGCTTATTACAAACTCGACCACGCAACATTTACAAACTCCAGCAGGCGCGTTGAGGGCTATATTGATGTTAACGACAAGCTTACGGTTGACCTGCTTGAGCGGGTGTGCGCCGCGGGCGGCTTTAGTTTCACACGTGTAAAATCATATCGCCATGACCGCCGTAAGTGAGTATGACCGCCCAACAAAACACATGATCAGGTGCTTTCACGCCGCACTTGCCAAACGTGGCATTATGGACATGAAACCCCTGCTCGTGAGCCAGGCAAGCGACGGGCGCACCGAGCACTGCGGCGAGCTTACGCTCGACGAAATGCAGCGGTTGCTTCGCCTTGCAAGCCCTGGCTCGCAGGTGCAGGTGTCGGTTGACGTGGAGGCCGGAAATCGCATGAGGCGCCGCATACTGAGCCTGTGCTACACAATAGGCTGGACATCATACAGCGCCACACAGCGGCGCGCCGTGGTTGACATGGCGAGGCTTGACGAGTGGATGGTGAGTTACAGCTACGGCCACAAACCGATGCAGGACTACACCATTGACGAGCTTCCGCGCCTGGTGTCGCAGTTTGAGTTAATGACAAAAACCCTTGTGTGATGAAACACTACAGCCTGACGAGTACTACATTTACGGGTGAGGTGACCTTCGTGTTTAACGACGATGGTTTGCTTCAGAGCTTTGACCAGAGCGGGGCCGGTCTAAGCGAGGCGCAACAGGTTTTTTTGCTGCGCCAGCTTCCCCGAGACCTGCCCGATATTGAGAAGTTTTTAAAAACATCGCCCACGGCAGTCTTCACCGAAATAAAGCAAAACATTACGTTCGAGATGTTTTGGGATAAGTACAACGAAAAAATCAGGAGTTCGAAAAAGCGCACACAAAGGGCCTGGCAGCGCTTAAAAGCCACCGACCAGGTGAGGGCCTACAACTTCATTTTGAAGTACGAAAGCTCGCTTTACCCTGGCACTCAAAAAAAGTATGCAGAAACCTATTTAAATGCCGAATTATGGAACAATTAAACCCCACCGAACAGGAAAGAGTAGGTACACAAAATCAGATGATCCTACGGGCCCTGCAACGGGGCCGCAGCCTTACTCCGTTGCACATTTTTCGCGAGTTTGGATGCCTGCGTGCATCGGCACGCATCTACGATTTGCGCCGGATGGGCCACGCCGTGAAGACGCGTATGGTGCAGGTGCGGGGCAGTAAGCGTGTGGCTGAATATTACATTGAAAACAACGATTAAACACAATTTAAAAACCCTTTAAACATGACAACAACGACAATTATTTACCTGGTTATTGCCATACAGTTGGTGATAATGCTGCTGATGGCGGTTTACAACGTGCAATTTATTGCCTGGGAGCGCGCCGGGCGCGCGGGCAAGCAACTATGGAGCCGCCGCTGGCACCGCACGGGTGCGCTGATCCGCGGCGGTGTGTGGCTTGTGATGCTGCTGCTGAAGG